TGACCATCCAGATGATTTAAAAGTAAATTTGGACCGTGTAAGCCACATGATTACAGATATGTGGATGGATGGTCCTAATGGCTATGGGAAGATGAAAATTCTTCCTACCCCGATGGGACAACTTGTTCGTACTATGCTTGAAAGCGGTGTAAAACTTGGCGTTAGTAGTCGCGGTAGCGGAAACGTTAACGAATCTACAGGCGAAGTAGCTGAATTTGAAATTATTACAGTAGACATAGTTGCTCAACCTAGTGCGCCAGGAGCTTATCCTACACCGGTATATGAACACCTTATGAATAATAAAGGTGGTTATTATGCTTGGAGGGTTGCGCAAGAGGTAAAAGAAGATCCGAAAGCCCAGAAATATCTTAGAGAATCAATGCTCAAGATTATCCAAGGGTTAAAATAAGGAGAAACAGTGATGTTGGACGCATTCAAACAATTAGTCGAAAGTGGCGTGATGTCAGAACAAGTTGGTTCTGAGATTCAAGAAGCTTTTAACGCTAAGATTCAAGAAAACCGCGACCAAGTCACCGCTGAACTAAGAGAAGAGTTTGCACAAAAGTATGCGCACGATAAGGCGCAGATTGTTGAAGGACTTGACAAATTAGTAAGCGAGCGATTGGCCGCAGAGATGGCTGAACTTGTTGAAGATAGAAAAGCTCTAGCAGAAGCTAAAGTTGCCTATCATAACAAGATGGATACAGATGCTAAAGTAATGGAATCATTTGTATTAAAACAGCTAACAAAAGAAATGCACGAATTCCAAAGTGACCGTCAAAAAGTTGCTGAGAATTTTGGTAAACTAGAACAGTTCATTGTAACTGCACTAGCAAAAGAAATCCAAGAATTTGCAGTAGACAAGCGTGATCTAGCTGAAACGAAAGTTAAGTTAGTACGTGAAGCGAAAAGCAAGTTTGAAGATATTAAAGCACGTTTCATTCAAAGAAGTTCAAAAGTTGTTCAAGAAGCAGTTGGTTCACAATTGAAATCAGAAATCAAGCAATTGAAAGAAGATATCGATTCAGCTCGTCAGAACAGCTTCGGACGTAAAATGTTTGAAGCATTTGCACAAGAGTACAGCACAAGCTATCTAAATGAGAAATCTGAAACAGCAAAACTTTTAAAAGTTCTTGCTCAGAAAGAACAAGCGTTAGCTGAAGCACAGACAGCAATTACAGAAAAAGCACAACTGGTCGAATCTAAAGAAAGAGAAATCCGTATTCAGAAAGACCAAGCTGAGCGTAAAGCTGTAATGAGCGAGATGTTAGCACCACTAAGTGCTGACAAAAAGGCAATTATGCAAGACCTTTTAGAGAGCGTACAAACTCCTAAACTTGCTACTGCTTTTGAGAAATACCTACCCGCAGTTATGGAAGGCGCAACTCATAAAGTTGTTAAGGCAGAACAAAAACCTGCTAAAGCGATGATAAATGAAAGCACTGAAGTTACTGGTGATCGCGAAGCTAAACCCGCGGTAGGCTTAGATAACATCTTAGACATCCGCAAGTTAGCGGGCCTAAAATAATTATATTCAAGGAGACTATTAAATGTCACAATTATTAAATGAAAGATGGTCAGAGACCAAAGACGCTCTGCTTGAAGGCCTACAAGGTACCCGTCGTTCTTCTATGCAAGTTTGCTTAGAAAATACACGTAAGTATCTAGCAGAAGCCGCAACAGCAGGTGCTACAAGTTCTGGTAATATCGCAACTTTAAATCGCGTTATTCTTCCAGTAATCCGTCGTGTTATGCCAACCGTTATTGCTAACGAAATCATTGGCGTTCAACCTATGACAGGTCCAGTTGGACAAATTCATACTCTACGTGTTCGTTATGCTGATACCAGCACTGAAGTTGTAGCAGGTGAAGAAGCATTAAGCCCATTCAAGATTGCACAGGCTTATTCTGGTAACAACAATCCTACAACACCTAAAGCGGCCGCAACAAGCCAGCTAGAAGGTCAACCAGGTAACAGAATGAGCATTCAAATCTTGAAAGCTCCAGTTGAAGCTAAGTCTCGTAAACTAAGCGCACGTTGGACTTTTGAGGCCGCTCAAGACGCACAAGCACAACAAGGTATTGATATCGAAGCAGAAATCATGGCCGCTCTAGCTCAAGAAATTACAGCTGAAATCGACCAAGAAATCCTAGCTTCTCTACGTGCATTGGCATCAGTTGAACAAACCTATGACCAATCTCTAGTATCAGGTACTGCAACATTCGTTGGTGACGAACATGCCGCATTGGCAATTCTTATCAACCGTACAGCTAACTTAATCGCTCAACGTACACGTCGTGGCGCGGCTAACTGGGCTGTTGTTTCTAACCAAGCATTGACAATTCTACAATCTGCTACTACAAGCGCATTTGCTCGTACAACAGAAGGTACATTCGAAGCTCCTACAAACACCAAGTTTGTTGGTACATTGAATGGCGCTATGCGTGTTTATGTTGACGCATACAAAGTTGATAGCGATGACGCTAACCAAGTATTGTTAGGTTATAAAGGTTCTAGCGAGGCTGATGCGGCCGCGTTCTATTGCCCTTACATTCCTCTAATGAGCTCTGGTGTTGTTCTTGATCCAGCAACATTTGAGCCAGTAGTTGGCTTCCTAACACGTTACGGTTATGTAGAGTTGAGCAACACTGCTTCTTCTCTAGGTAATGCGGCTGACTACTTAGGTAAGGTTGCTATCACTAGCGCAAACGTAAGTTTCCAATAATCTTTAAAAAGTTTATTAAAC